AGAGAAGAAGCCAGAAGAGGAGGAAGCAGAGAAACAAGAGGAAGAGGAAGAGAAGAAACCAGAAGAAGAAGAGAAAGCAGAGAAGCAAGAGGACGAGGAAGAGGAAGAGAAGCCCGAAGGTGAAGCGAAGCCCGACGAAGAGGAGTCTTCCGAGGAGGAGGTCTCCGCCGAAGTCGAGGAGGACGAAGAGGAAGAGGACGACTTGAAGAAGGCGATCTCTAAAAGCCTTGAGTCCGCTCCCTCCGCTGTTCGGGACGAGGTCGAGCGCCTTTGGAAGGCGAACCGAGACCTTGAAGCAGTGGTGAAGAAGGAGAAGGACGAGCGTCTTCGACGTGAGTTCGTCGCCAAAGCCGCTGAGACTTACCCAAATCTACCGGGGATCTCTCCGGACGAGTTGGGTCTCGTCATTAAGACACTACACGATCTCGACGTGGCAATTGCCGCACAAGTTGAGAACGTTTTGAAATCCGCGAACGCTGCGATCGAGTCTGGGGACGTGTTCTCCGAGATGGGTTCCGGCGCTCACGGTGGAGAGGCGACCGCTTTCGGTCGGCTTGATTCTATCGCAAAAGAGAAGGTGTCCAAAGCTGCCGGGGGCGTGAGTTATCACAAGGCTTTCGAGCAAGCTATGAACGAGAATCCTGATCTTTACAGTAATTACTTGAATGAGAAGGGGGCGTAAGTCATGGCTTACTCCGAGAATCAGATTTGTATTTCCCTTGCGGCAGCGACTGACTTGTCCGCTAAACAATACCACTTCGTTGCTGTGAATACGAATGGCGAAGCGGCTCTAACTGGTGACGATGGGAACCCTATCGGGGTTCTTCAAAACAAGCCCGCCGCTGGGCAAGCCGCTCAGGTCTGTGTTGACGGTGTGACAAAGCTTTATATCGGAACCGAAGCAGGTCTCGGAGCGGGTTATAACGTCGGATGCGACGCGAACTCCGCTGGCAAGGTTTCCGACACAGGCTCCTTTCGTTGTGGGGTTGCTCTCGAAGATCCGACAGCCGACGGGGACATCGTTTCTATTCTTTTCCAGAAAAACGGAAAACAAGCGTAAAGGAAATTTGAACAATGCCTAATCCATCAAGAGCCGACGTTCACGTCAACGCTCCCCTGACTAATATCTCGATCGCTCACGTTCAAGATGCGGACAAATTTGTCTCTTCCGTTGTGTTTCCGATCATCAACGTTCCAAAGCAGAGCGATCTTTATTTCCAATACTCTCAAGAAGATTTCTTGAGAAGTGAAATGAAGCTACGCGCTCCGGGAACCGAAACCGCTGGGGCTGGCTATGGTCTTTCGACCGCTTCCTACTCCTGCGACGTGTTCGGTCTTCACAAGGACATCGCGGACCAAGTCCGGGCGAACGCCGACGCGCCGCTCAACATGGACAAGGACACCGCGAAGTTTTTGACTCAGCAGTTCTTGATCAAGCGAGACGCTGATTTTGCAGCGAACTTCTTCACTGCGGGTGTGTGGACTGGTTCCACCACTGCGGGAGACATCACTCCCGGCACTAAGTGGGACGCCTCCGGTGGTGAGCCTATCCAAGAGATCGAGACTCAACTCGATAGCATTGAGGCGAAGACTGGCTTTCGCGGAAACGTGGCGGTCTTTGGGGCAAAAGCCATGAAGGCTTTCCGCAACTCTGAGGATGTGATCGATCGGATCAAGTACACTCAACAGGGTGTAGTTACCGAGGACATTATCGCGGGGATGCTCGGGGTTGATCGGGTCGTCGTTGCTCGTGGTATTCAAAACACCGCGCTCGAAGGTGCAACCGCTTCTTACTCTCGGCTATTCACCGAAGACTCTTGTCTCGTTGCTTACGCTCCGTCGACTCCAAGTCTTATGCATCCTGCGGCGGGTTATACCTTCGCTTGGGGTGGGTACATGGGAGCAGGTCCGGACGGTCAACGGATGAGCCGTTTCCGGATGGATCCTCTTCGCTCCGATCGCATTGAGATCGAAGCGGCTTACGATCAGAAGGTCGTCTCGCCTGTTATGGGTGCGATGTTCCTCTCGGTTGCGTCTTAATTGATATAATTTCCGCTGGAAGAAGATCTTAAAATGTATGTAGCGGGGAAGACTATCAAGGTTCAGGTTGAGGGCGGAGGGTTAGAGGTTCGTTTAAAAGGCGACCCTGTTCCCGAAGCCTTAACTTGGCGATACATTCACAAGCACATCGGCAGGGGAACGATCCGCCTCGCGGAACCGGGGTCCGTTCCCTCGTCGGTTGTTTCTATGGTAAAGTGTACTGATTGCGATCGGACGTTTAAAACGGAGATCGGAATGAAGAGGCACAGGGGCGTTAAACACCGGAAGGTTTAGGGGGTCGATATGGCGTGGACTTACTCAGACACTTTGGCGACAGCTAGAGATCAACTCCGTCTGAGGATAGGGGACACGGACACAAACGACCCGCTCCTTTCGGACGAGACGCTCGACGCGCTTCTCACAGCGAAGAGCGGCGATGTTGCATTGACGGCAGTCGATTCCGTTCGTGCTATCATTGCCAAACTCGGTAGGGAGTTTGACCGCTCCGCTGTGGGTGTAGGAGGGAGCAGGTCGCAGAAGGTCCAGCACTTTCACGATCTGCTCTCTCAACTTACGAAGGAGGCTCGGCTTTCGACGGGCGTCGTTGTGGGGGGACTAAGCTCTTCCCGCAAACAGACGATCGAGAGCGACTCCGATTTTATCCGTCCTTCTTTCAGGATCGGAGGGGGCGACGTCTCCTCTCAGGGTCCGGACGATCGGGTCCGTTGGTTCTAATGTCTGTAATGTCTCCAGAAGGTTTTGCGAACTTACTCGACGATCTAGAGAAGTCCTTCGATGCAAAAATGGGGAAGGTCCTCCTTCGAGCGGCTACCTATTGCGCGGGGGAGTTGGACAGGTCCACGAAGAAGAACCTCAACAAAAGATCTGACCGGAAGAGACCCCACAAGAAAGACCCAACGAAGATGGTCTTCGAGCGGTCTCGGTCCGGGGTCTCTGGGTCGAGTGGTCTCGCGGGTTCTTGGGCGGCTACTTTCTGGGGACGTAGTGAGGGCGGTCTTTCGGCGGGGGCTTATTCGCATCTCCCCTACGCCAAGATCCACGACGAAGGGGACACAATCACCCCCAAGAGAGCGAAGGCTCTCGCCTTCCCTCTAACGACTGACGCTGAAGACTATCGTCCGCGAGAGTTTCCGGGGAAGCTCTTCTTCTTGAAGACGAGCAAGAAACCGAACATCGTCGGAGTTCTGGCTGAGGTCACAGGGAAGCCGAGTGATCCTGTAAAAGCTCAATACGCTCTCGCGAAGTGGGTCAAGATTCCGGCGACCCATTACATAAAGGAGGCGCGAGAGAAAGCGGCTCCGAAGGTGGGAGAGCTTATCGGTGAGGATGTTCTTCAGATTTTCATGGACGTGAGAGGGGAGGATTCTTAATGGCCACACCTGCGCGTCTCTTGGTCCTTCAGGACCTCAAAGCAACTCTCGAAGGCATAACGACCGGGAACGGTTACAAGACCACAGTGGCGACTGTGGAAGCTGTCGCGAAGGGTTTCGCCGACACTCCCACAGGGGATAAGCCTTGGATCGGGGTTTACCCTCAGCGAGAGGCTTTCTCTTATGAGCATGGGGGGAACATTAGGATCACACTAACGATCCTCGTTCTCTGTCATATCTCGGGCGCGACGGTGGGGGGTCGAGCGGCTTCCTTGAACGACCTCCTCGACGATGTGATCGCGGCTCTCGGTGTGGACACAACGCGAGGGGCTAACGCTGTGATGACTACGATCACACACGTTGAGACGGACGAGGGAGACCCTGACGCCTACGGTGACGGGTCGATGGTGGTCGGGGTTGACGTAGTTTATTTTAGAACTCAGGCGAGTTCTTAGGGTATATACAGGGGACGCGATCGCTCGCGGCTTCAAAGAACGAAGGAGTTTAGACAATGGGATCGATCCCTTATGCTTTAGGAAGACAGCTAGAATTTTTCTGTAAGAAAGAAACCACTCCGGGGGGCAACTTCGGGGAAGCCGCGCAAGAGTATTTCGTCGCTGACGACGCCGCGAAAATCACCGCTTCCGACATGAACATCACGGTCGAGCGGTTGGATCGAATGGACTCTTCGACCACTCGATCCACGATCGAGCGGGTCACGGGGAAACAAGAGGTCTCTTGGTCTTGCGAGTCTTACATTCTCCCCGCTGGGGGGAGTGACGCTCCGGACATCGATCCCTTGATTCGAGGGGCTTTCGGTGGCGAGTTCGGAGGAGGCGCGGCGGAGACTTACGAACTCACCGACGGAACCGACGAAATCCCTTCGATCCATATGGCGCGGGGGGTCTCTGGGGTTTTCCGAGAGGACGTCTTCGGGGCTTGGGTCGAGGAGTTCTCTCTCTCTGTTTCCGGTGGGGACATCCCGAAGATGTCTTTCTCCGGTGGTGCAATGGATTATTGTCTCACTGGAACTTCTAAAGCAAACGGGGCGGGTTCTACGAGTACCGCTCTCACTGTCGACGGTGGGGACGGTGTCAACTTTATGAAGGGTTCTCCTGTCAATGTAAACGCAACTGATCGGGTTGTGACGGGTGTTGACACAGACGCTTTGACTTTGGGCGTTGCTGCTGACTGGTCGGACGAAGACGTGATCGTTCCAGTCTTCCCCGCAACAGGCGCGAGCAATTTCAACGGCAACCCAACAGCGGCAACAGCGGGATCGATCACAATCGACGGGGCGTCCTACGACGTGATGGCTTTCGACGTCACTCTCACGAACGGGATCAAAGCTTTGGGAGACGGGGCTTTCGTTGCAGGGGCCACCGACTATATTCCCATGGTTCGATCGGTGTCGGGGAACGTTACGATCCGACTCCGTAAAGACCACTTGAAAGCTTTCTCTCGTCGGAACAAATTCGTCTCCAACTTGAAGACTTTCCCCGCGACTCCGATCGTGGTTACGCTCGGCGACGAGTCAGGAAAGCGCCAAGTGATTACGCTCCAATATGCGGAGTTGGATTTCGGAAACATTACGATCCCAGAAGTTGAAGAGGCTGTTTTGAATCTCCCCTTCAAAGCTTTGGGAAGCGGTACAGGTAAGAACGAGATCACGTTTGCTTGGAATCAATAAGGGTTTCTTTATGTGATCTCGAAACTAGGAAGAAGAAGAAGAAATGAACGAAGAAGACTCGGTCTCGTTTACTCCGGACCATGCGGACAACCTCGACCTCCCGGAAGAGGATCAGGCTTGGGTTGAAATGCTACCTATGACGGGCGAGGAGATCCGCGCTTATCAGAGGAGCATGGCAACCGTTAAACCTAATTCACGAGACGCTTTCGAGAGAGCGGGGAAGGTGGTCGCTCGTATCTTGAAAGATCGGGTTGTCCGGGTTCATAACTACTCGGACATTAAAGGCAAGGCGATCGAGGACGGAGAGTCTCTCTACTCGCGAGGGGAGACGGGTATGATCGATGCCGTTTATGAGGGACTGACTGAGATCAGCATCCTCCGAAAGGGTCTGAGAAAAAACTCGAAATCGTCGCTCGGCTCTCCTTAAGCGACGATCAATCCGTTAAGGGTTGGGGGTGTTCCCGGTGTAAGGGAGAGGACTTCGCGGAGGGCGACGCTTTCCGGAAGTTTAGAAACTGCGACTCGGAGGAGAGCGCGAGCGTCGGCTTCTCTTGGATGCCGTCGCTGCGTCGCTGTCCTTGGTCTCAGGTCGACGGGGCTTCTCTTGAGTTGTTTCGTTGGTGGACCGATTGGTCAGTCTTGAAGATCCTCCCTTGGAAAGGGGACCTTCTCGATCAACCTGCTTTTGTTTCGGAGGTGATCCAGTTTTGCGAGGGGATCAGATTAGAGGTAGAACGGAAGAGTCACGAGGACAGGATGAGCGAGATCAAGAGAAAGAGGTGATCTAATGGGTTCGGCAGATCAACAAGTAGGGATCACACTCACCGTCAAGGACAAGGTCTCGAAGACCGTCCGAAGGTTGGCGGGTGGTTTTAACAGTATGGGAAGATCTGCGGGGGGGATGCTCAAGAACGTTGGGAAGAGGCTCGCGGGTCTTCGGCTCAGTATCGTAGCCTTGAACTCGGGTCTTGAGATCCTCAGCAAGGCTTGGAACTTTCTTGGCGGCGCTGTCCGGAAAGCGATCGACTCTTCGATCGAGTTCCGGGGTTCTGAAGACAAAATGATCCGCAAGTTTACGGAGTCTAAAGACACTCTCGACTCTTACGCTGCAAAGCTGGGGGACTCTATAATCCCCGCGATCCTTGGGGTGGGTATAGCGATCGACAAGGTTATTCCTAAAGGGGAAGACTGGCTAGAAACCAACAGGGAACTAATCACTTTAAGGATCATTGAGTGGGCGATGAAGTTCTCAAGGATCCTCGTCTTCTCACTCTCTCGGGCTATTAACACAGTGAACCTCGGACTCGGTGGCGCGAAAATAATCCTCACAGTTTTGAAGGGTATGATCTCCGGGCTTGTGGGGACTGCTCTCAAGTTGTTTGGTAAGGTCATAAAGGTGTCGGGGAAGGTGAGCGCTCTATTTGGAAACCTCTTCGGTGGGAAGCAGGTAGCGGAGTTTGGGGAGAAGATAGAAAAACTGGGGGCCGACATCCTTCTCGTTGGGGCTAAAGCTTTCGTTTCTTTGGGTGCTCAGGCTAAAGGGATGCACGATCTCCAAGAGTCTTTGATCGGGACAGCGGACGAGGTGATCAAAGTCTCCCACGAAGTTGAAAAACTAGCGAAGAAAGAAGCTGTGAAAATTCTCGTCGAGTTGGCTCCTACCAAGAAAAACAAAGCTGAAGAGCGTTTGAGGATTTTCGAGAAGAGCCTCGCGAAGTGGGCTATCAGCGTTCGGAAGAAGTACAAGGAAGCTTTTGACAAACCAACGAAGGACAACGTCGAAGCCTTGGACGTTTTAGCTCAAAAACTCGGACATCTCGGAGCGGAGGTCGGGAGTTTTGGAAAGCAGGACATTCCTCGCCTAGTAGAGAAAGCGCGTGAGTTGAATGTGATCTCTAAAGATATGGCGTTCCAGCTAAAAGCAGATCCCGAAATATTCGAAGCGGGGATGGCTAAAGCGGTTGGGATCGCTTCCGCCTCGGTCGGGGAAATTAAAGGACAACTCGCTTTATTAGAAGGGGCCTTCGAGAGGCTCAAGGGTGTGATCGATACGAAGTACGGGGGCGCGATCCGGGCTGTCGGTGCGGAGGCTTTCAACCTGTTCAAAACGAACGAGGCTCTCGTCGATATGGAAGCCGCTCAGTTGAAGGACTTCACACGTCTCAAAATGGAACTAAACAAAAAGGTTCAAGACGGAGAGATCACAGCGGCAGAAATGAAAGCGGAACTCGATCAAACAACACACAACAACCGTCTCGAAATGGTGAGCGCTGAAGAGGAAGCCTATAAAGCTCTTTATCGCGGGATTCGTGATCAGTTGATCGCCTCTGGTACTGAATACGCTATTCAAGAGGGGATCAAAGTCGCTGCCAAGAAAGCCGCCGAGAAGCTGAAGACGAAAGCCGCTGTCGAGGGTGAGGCTATTCGATCCGGTGTGGCGACGGTAGGAGCGACGGAGTCGATCGCCAAGTCTGGCGCGGAGGGTAGCGCAAAAGCGATCTCTGCTTATGCCGGGATTCCGGGGGTGGGGGTTGCTCTAGGTCTCGCCGCTGCCGCTGTGGTTATGGGGGCGATCTCAAAGTATATGGGAATGTGGGCTGACGGTGGTTATGTCTCCGGAGGGACTCGCGGGAAGGACTCGGTCCCCGCTCTTCTAATGCCGGGGGAGTATGTTCTCAACACGGACCAAGTGGAGATGTGGAAGCGGCTTTCTCTGTCTATGGCGACGGGACCTAAGCCGCTGGATGGGGCGTATGCCGATGGTGGTTTTGTTCGTCGTGGTGGTGGTGTTCCTTCTGGTTCCCCTTCTAACGGGGGTCCTTCTCAGGTCTCTCTCTCCTTCGAGTCAAACCAGTTACCCAACAGAGCAGAAACAAAAAGATGGGTGAGGTCAACCCTCGCTCCTGCTCTCAAAGAGTTGAATCAACAAGGAATGATGGTAGGGGTTTGATGGGTGGTTTATTCCAGCACTGACATAACTTCTGAGGAGTTGGACGGTTACGATCTTGACTGTCCTTTTTTCGTAGGGGCGAACCTTCTCAAAGAGAGTGTAATTTCTCACGCTGCTTTCTCTTCGTCGGGAGACCCTACAACCGCGACAGATCGGTCCGAGGAGTTCGCTCCTATAGAACGGGTCTACGACGGGCTTCTCGATCTCCCTTGCGTAATGTCCCAACACCACGCTTTCAACTACACTTCCGCCGGGACTACTCGCGTTCTGTATCTTTCCTTTAAGTTCTCCTCCCCCCTCTCCTTCGACACTTTGATCCTTGCAGGACATAACGCCATTTCAGATCGTTATCTTCAAATGCGTTTGGTTATCTCTAACTTGGACGACTTAGAAGCTCACAGTTTCCACATCATCTCGGGGGGAGACGTTTCTACGTTTTTGTCTTCCTCTCTTTGTGATTATCGCCACACAGACACTTCTCTCGGGACTGGTTCCACTCCTAAGATTTTCTCCGGGGTTGAGCACTTAGCGGTTAGTTTCTATCCGGGGGGAGAGCACTTCGCTCCTCGCTTGGGTGAGTTGGTCCTCGGAAAGAGGCGACAGCTTCAACACCATCCGGAGTTCTCTTGGAACCCCGACGACTACAAGGGAACGACTTCAGACTTCCACACGAACGGGGGGAACGTCTTTCGGTACACTCTCGCGAGAGGTCAGGCTGTTAGGCGTGTTACTCTCACGCTCACTTCAGCGGCAGAGGTGGCGGCGGTCGAGGCTTGGTGGTCGGATTGCAATCACGGGAAAGATCCCTTTTGGTGGGTCGAGACTCCGAAGTCCGATCCGAGAGCTTTCCTAATGCGCGTCGTGAACGCCCAACTCGATTTCCCTCAGTCTTTCGGATCTGAGGGTCGGACGCTCACTCTTGATATGATCGAACAGTCTCCTTTTTATATCGACGAGAGGAGTCTCTCTTGAGTTATTCCTCCACTGAGTTGACGAGTAAACAGCAATCAGATTTTGCTAATGACTATCCTATATTGATCGGGAACAATGTCTTCGATCAGAGACACCTCTTCGAGGGGACTTGGGGGGTTCCTGCTTCTTCCCTCGATAAGACGGACGCCTCTTTCCCGTTCTACAATATGACGGGGAGAGACGCGACGAGGGTCTCGAAGACGACGGGATCAGACACTCAGCATTTTATGAACTTCAACACTCTGGGGGAGTTCGTTCGAACGGGCGCTTCTACCGATCTTCTCAACCCCGATCGCGTGACGTTTCCCTTCGGGTCCGACGAGAGCATCGTTCCGGGGATGTATATTCTCGACGATTGCGGAACCGCTGTGGTCGGGGATCGGATCCTCCCCCGGTTCGCGAAAGTGGTCTCTGTTCACGCTGGCTCTTCTAGTCCGGGGGCGCACGTTCTGATCGATAAAAATATCCTGAAACAAACGGGATATTTCACAGCGCGATTTTTCGGGAGACCTGAAGCGGACAAAGCGGTCTTTGATTCGGTGGTTCTTCTGAACCACAACATACAC